TTTGTTAAATCTAGGCTGGATATACAAAAGAAAAATTTAGAATTAAATTATCTAGATTCGAAAATATATTATAAATTAAGACATAATTTATTAAAATCTACTGTGCTGTCTTTTTTTGGATTTGAGAGTACGGTCGAAAAATCATTTAACCAGTTCCCTAGTTTAGGAGTGTCATCCAATAGAACTCCAGACTTTCTTATAATAGCAGGAGATAGAGTTTTATTGATAGAATTCACATTTAGTAATAGATATGAGTCTATATTAAGAAATAAAGACATCTTTTCAAAATATGATCTAGAGATCTCGCAATCTAAGATTCAGATTCAGTCTTACTATGTATTCTTGTCCTTAGATAGGGATTTAGATGATACAATATCCATCATAACACAGATTGCCAGTGACTTCAATTTAAAACTGATACACACTTTCCAAGATGAATTAGACAATGTATTGAAGACAGTGAAATCAGTCACTTCTTATCTTTATGATTTCCTACCTGACTTATTGTCCTTCAATATGGATTACCTATCTCCAAACTTAGATGTAGAAATTATAGAGTCTGATGATCCTTTACCCAGCAATCAGAATTTATTGGGTAAAAAATCGTTTAGAAATCAGAGAACATTGTCTATATTATCTCGAAATACTAAATCCTTAAGTTTTTTAGCAAGGAAAAAACCATCTGAATTAAGTTATAAGATAGGTGTGAATCACGTCACTGGGAAATGTTTCTTGACAGAAGATCAAAATGGCCTGAATAAAGATCAACTGATTAATTTGTTGAGCATGGAGAGTTCCCAACTTAGAGATTATTTAGTAATTTTTGGTGATGTTTACACAGAAGATCAATTATTCTCTGGTGTTAATTTCAAATATAAAGTTGGTGATTTGGAGAGGAAACAATCTAGTGTTAAAGAGTTGGATGGTTCAACTTATTTAAACAGATTTTTTAATACTGCAATGACCCAAAGTATGGCCAATGTATCTGATTATAACTTAAGCTTAGATTCAAAAAAAGTGGCGTCTAAATACCATACCTTGTTAGAAAATTTACATGAAACCACAGATTGCGTTGAATATAGGAAGTGTCCTTTTATTTTTTATCCATGCGATGTTCTGGAGAAAGGTTCTTTCGAATTAAAACTTGAAACTAAAAGCCCATTTGTAAACAAATTATTATCAAGAGCATTGGGTTATGACATCCCTAAGAAAACAGTCATCCCAAGAGATCTGAATTATGATGTTATGAATAAATTGAATTCTAAACTATTTAAATTGGGTAGAGAATTAAAATTGAAGTATTTTGATCAATTTAATACTCTAAAAACAATGAGATTGGATAAATTAGAGTCAAATTTTAAAGAAAGTAGTGATCAAATGTATTTAGATTTTATCGAATTTAAAAAAGTTAGAAGTAGTTACAATCAAGTTGTAACAGAGAGTACAAGATTAGCTTATAAAAACAGATTAAGAATTGGCCTTCAGGATTGGGACAATGAGATAGACCATTTCAAAAAAGTTAAAAATAAATATTATGTTACTAGGGAGGTTGATTTTGAAGAGACACATTTGGAATTTAAACAAATGATGGAGGAAATTTTTGAAATGACTAAAACATCAACTACAGATAGTGTTTATTCAGACACTACTCCTATAGGGAAATCTTTGATCGGTATGTGTGATGGCATGCGTTCTGATTTAGATGAGGTTGAAGAGATTTTCAGAAAATCCTTGTTGGGACATAGCACTTTGTTGATTAGCCAATTTTGCTATAATCTCCTTTATTATTCCAACATAAAACTTAATAAAGATGACTTTGTTTATGATAATTTAGGTTATAAAAATGTATTATTGATGGTAAAAGGGGGGAAGAAAATTAGGTCTAGTAGAGAAAGTAGATTCTTTAGGATGTTAATACCTATAACAAAATCTCAGCAGAAAGTATTGAAGTCAAATTCTAATGAGTTTTATACGGCTGATGATCAAGTTTACCTACTGACACCTTGGAAATTCCTACGGATCAGTTATTTGAAGAAAGGTTGTGAAATGTACTCAAATGTAGGCAATTACTACTGCACCGGTTTTTTAGAGAGTGGTTTAGAATTATTAGATTATCAAAGGTTTATAAGTCTGAAAATACTCTTGATGTTTTCTCAGAAAAGGAAATTGGAGGTATGGATATCTTCCCTTCGTTACATCTATTTAAATTCACTAGGCACACATACTGGTGTTTTGCAATTATTATCAGATATGGTAATACATGATTTAGATCCTTTAATCTTCTTGATTCAGAGATTATTTATGGAAGGATACATTAAGCTTTATAATAGTGCCAAAGATAAGAGATTATACGACTTATTCTGGCAAAATGACATCTCTAACTTTGACCTCATGGCAGAGCGTTTTGAAGAAAACATCTTCATGACTAAATCTCCATTTAATCCCGTGTCTGAACATTTGAAGAATTTGAAATCAGTCTTAGATACACATATGACTTTTTTGAATGAAGTTGGAACATTAGATCCTATTGAAATATTAGCTAGAACTAGCATTGAGCTGGGTGACAATTACTTTGATAAATTAAATCAAAGTGACTTTAATTTCGATTCTAAAATGACATTTTTAATCGGGGATTTTGCAGGTAAGTTTTTAAGTGCCACCAAGAGTAAAGGTGAATTGATGGAAACTTTCAATAAGTTGATTGAAAGGAATTATACTGAGATTGCTACTAGTAAAGGTATGAGAGACAGTAAAGGCTTGTTTTGGGGGAAGAAGGGGCACGATGTTGTTTTTGGGTCTATGAATAAAGATGTCTCTAAAATTATTAATGAATTGCCCACAAACCCTATAGATTACAGAAATATGTTAAGCCAAAATGAAATCTCGTTTTTTGATAAAATACAAAATTTAAAAAGTGGAGTTTGTTTAGAATTTGACATGAAAGATAAAGAGCAATATAAAGGTAGCAGAGAAATCTATGTTATGAGTGAGAATACGAAACTACTCCAAAATCCTTTAGAAAAATTCTTTGGTGCACTTTGCAAATCTTTTCCTAATGAACTAATTCATAAGCCGAGCAGTACTAGACCTAAACTTATTCATAGCAAAATATTTGAACACGAATTGGATCAAAAGAAAACAATGTATTGTACAATGGATTGCAGGAAATGGGCACCAAAATCAAATCTTTGGAAATATTATTTCTTTGTTAAAGGGATGTCTAAATATCTGCCTGATAACTTTAACAATTATTTCTTTAAAATTTGGTCTTTGATGTTTAAAAAGAAGATCAGAATACAAAGTCATTTTATAGATAAACTGACAACTAATATTAAGTATAAAGACATTAAAGATTTTCTAACTAAGAGGGAAGATGGAGACTATGAGTTGCCTATGCCTTATAGTTTTATG